ATTTCAGTTCTTAATTTTTCAATTTCAGAGAAAAACATTTCTTCTGATATTGATTTAACTATTTTCTTTGGAGATGCAGTTTCTGTTGCTAATTCTTCTTCAACAACTTCTTCTGCTTCTGTTTCTTCAACTGCTTCTTCTTCAACTTCAGCTTCTGCTTCAGCTTCTTTGATTTCAGCAATGATACCTTCTTCTGAAACTACAATAGTTTTACCTTCTGCTTCATACTCTCCAACTGGTACTGCAACTCTTTCTTCGTCTGCAACAACGAATACTTCTGCACCAGCTTCAAATACTTCTGCTTCTAGGATAGCACCATTATCTAGTTTCATTTGCTCTAGCTTTACTTCTATACCAAGTAAAACTCTTGCTTTGTTTAATAATGTTCTGTCTGTGTTCATATATTTAGTTAATTATTGTATTTTAGCTCTTATATGCTTGATACTGCTGAAAATATTTTATTAGCAGCTTTACCTACTTCATTTTGATAGTCTTTTGCCTCATCTCCTCTATTTCCAAAAAACTTCCTTAAATCATCTGCACCTATTTCTTTTGCTGCTGCTTCTCCTTTTTTAGCAATTTGCAGAGCTATTGCATATTCAGATTGTAATTCATTAAAATCAGATGATACTTTTTTCGCAAGTTTTTCTAAATTTCTTCTTTTAGAATTTGCTTTATCTAAAGCCTTATCTACATCATCCATTAAACTTAACTCAATTTTCTGTACAGACAACTCAACTTTTTCTGCTTCTGCTAGTTTTTTAAAGACTCTTTTCTTTGTGTTCATATTTATATAATAAAATTTAGTTAATATTTTGTATTTTCAACTTTATTCTTCTTCTTCTGATGCACTTATTCTTCCAATACCTTGTTTCCAATAGTATGGTGTTTTGCAATTTTTATCATCTTTATTCTTGCAATCTATCGAATAAGTATTTTTACATTTACAATATACTGCTCTCATTATGATAATAGTTTTTTAAGTTCTTCTAGCTTCTCTAAATCTTCTAACTTTCTTGATGCCCAATTAACACCAGCAGTACCTCCCCAAGCATCCCACATAAGACCACCACAACCTTCTGAATATGGTACGTCTTTATGTTGTTGATGTCTTTTAAATGATGCCATTCTTGCAATTGTATCTCTGCTTATTGGCTCTCTTTTTGCTAATTGATTTGCTCTGTTCTTTCCAGTTGCTTCTCCACAACTACCCCATCCATTTTTCTCTACCCAAGCTAATGCTCTCTTTGCATTGTTTGTTGCTCCTTGTGGATAGTCTGTATATGATGCTAGTTGTTCTTTTAATTCTTCGTTTGGTCTTTCCATTTTATCTGCAAAGTAACCCTCTATTGAAAACCCTTTTACTTTACCAGTCTTTACATAGTTGTTCCATACATCTTCATTCTCAACTTTTACACTACCCATCCAAGTACCAACTGGTACATCTAAACCATACAAAGCAGTCTTGTCTTTTTGTTTGTCCTCTACAATCCAACTTTCAACAAGTGTTAAGCCTTGTAATTCTGAATTGTGTTCTAATGTTGAATTAGATTGATTACCATTTTGTAAATACATTTGAGATGCTTTTGCAACAGTCTTTTCTGAAAAGAATATGTAGTATTCATCTTCTCCGTTTTTTCTATAAATAGGTTTCTTTGGTATAAGTAAAGCACCCATTAATAAACGCTTCTCTTTATCTATTTCAGCAAGTTTTATTTCTTGTGTTTTAAGTGCAACAAAATCAGATTCTATTGCTGGATTTTCAACAACAGAAATAGCTTCTACTCCTATTGCTTCATCATCATCTAAAATAAGTTCGATTAACTTCATATTTATATAATATTTTATTAGTGTTATTTTACATTTTAATCTCCTAAACTTGCATCATCAATTATATTTCTATCCATACTCTGTGCAGTTGTTACATCGTTTGCTACTACATATGCTTGTATTGGTTGTTGTGATTGACCTCCAATAGCTGCTGCTAATTGATTTGTATCACTTTGACCAACTATATTAAATGATGGTGGTGTAGATGCTCCAGTTGGTACAGAAGGTGTTGGTGTAGATATTTGACCACCTCCACCTCCAGAGATACTTTTACCTTGACCAATAGCAGTAGCACCAATTCCAGCAATTGCTAATCCAGCACCAATCTTTGTCATTGCTATTGATTTTGCAGTTAGAGCTAAAGATGCTGGTTTTAATGGGTTTGGTATTGTGAAACCTCCAACAGATGTAAAAAATGGTACTGCTGCTTCATTTTTTTTAGCTTCAAATATAGATTGACTTGCACCTATTACTACGTTAGCAATAGCAGCACCCTTTTCTAATATTAAACCAGCAGTAGCAATAGCTTTATTTTTACCAGCTATTTGTTGTAGCAATCCACTTAAACCAGCAGCAAAACTAATATACTGCATATTTATTTGTCTTTTTCTTTGTGCTATATTTTCTTCTAATGCTATTTGTTCATCTGCAAATTCCTTTGCTTTTTCTAAATCAGCAATTTCTTTTTCTTTTTCTTTTTCACTTTTAATTACTTCTTGCTCATCATCATATTGTTTCATTCTATCAACGTGAGCTTTTCTTGCCTCAAATAATAGTCTATTTTTTTCTTCTTCGTTTTCAATAGTCTTATTGATAAGTAAAATTTGAGCATCAAGTGTTTGTTGAGATTCTATTTCTGCTAACTCTCTACCTTCTTTACCGATTTTTAATAATTCTTTTTTATTTTCTAATTGTTCTTTGTCAAGAGAATTTATATTTGTTTTCTGCTCAGACATTTGTCCAGTAACTCTTGCAGTAACTGCTGCTTGTTCGTTTAATGCTCTTTGTAATTCTAATTGATTTTCGTCATTATCATTTTGTTTTACTTTAGCTCTTGCTAAATCAACTGCTACTTGAGCATTGGCTTTCATTACTCTACCTTGTTCTGTAAGTATTTCGCCTAGTTTTTCATTTGCTTTTCTTCTTTCAGCAAATGTTTTTGTTTCATCATCTCTGATTTGCCTTTGTTTTTCAGCTTGTATATCATATTCTTCTATAAGTCCTTTATTTACTTCTTCAAGTAAAGCTGATTTTTTAGCTAGTTCAGTAATATTAACTGCAGTCTCTAAAACTTCAGTAGCATAGTCTTTTATAGCATTTGCGTTTTCTTTTATAGATTCTCCAAATGGAATTTGAGATAGTATTACGTCTTTAAATGATTTACCAAAAGATTCCATAGCACCTTCAAAATCTCTGCTAAATAACTTTTTAAAACCATCTCCAAAATTTACAAACCTACCAATAAGACTATCAAATTTATCTGTTACATTATCTTGAAAACTTTGCCCAAAAGATTTCATAGATGCTTTAGGGTCATCAAAAACAGACTTCATTTTCTTTCCTACATCATCAAAATTATCTAAAACTAATTTTACAAAATCATTTGTAACTATTGAAATAGCTTCCATTGTTACATTAAATGCATCTAAAAACTTTTGATTTTGAGAAAGAACATCTTTTACTTTAGCAAATGCAGCAATTAGTAATCCAATACCAGCAGCCTTTATAGCATTACCAATACTTTTTATACCTAAAGATGCTTGTTTAGAAGATTCTTCAACATTCTTTAAAGAATCAGCAGTATCTTTATTTGAATCTACTAATTGCTTATTTAAACTTTCAATAGATTTTTTTAATTCTTCAATTTCATTTATTACTTTATCTGTTTTTGCTTCTAACTCTACTACTATTTTCTTGCCCATTTTATTTCTTGTTTTTGTCTTTTAAATACTTCTTTAAAACTTTCTGGAAACTTATTCTTTCCTTTTGCTATTTGTACTATCTCAGATTTACAATCTGTATCTCTTAACAATTCTAATATCTCTTTTATCATTATGACGTTGTTACATTTATAGTTGTTGTTGTTGATACATTGTTATTAAAGTCTGTTGCAGCTACTCCAAATGCGTAAGTTGTTGCACTTGTTAAACCAGTTATTGTAACGCAATAAAAGTCTTGATATGGTGTTGCTGATACTCTTTGTACAAGTACACTATCTTGGGTAACATTGTAACTTTTTACACCTACTCCAGTACCATCACTTGATGCTGCCCAACAGAAATAAACTTGATTCGTACCTACTATTGGTGTGCCAATTACTGGTGCAGTTGGTGGTGTTGTATCTGGTGGTATTGCTGGTGCTGGTGGTGTATAGATATCGTTTAACAACTCTAAATCAGATTTACCAGTAAGCATATTTGTTTTTATACTATTAATCTTATACGTTATACCACTAATATTAAATCTGTCTGCTAGTGTGTAGTTAAGTAATATTCTTAAAGGTAGATATGCAGTTACTTTTGTTAATCTGTTTGTTGCATCAAATACATCAGAAATATAATCTTTATGGTACGCTTCAAATAAAGTATTTGTAAATGTATTATCTAAAGCATATTCGTTTATCTCATTATTAAAGTTTATATTATACTTACTTGTTGATGATGATAATGCAACACTATTTGAAGGTATATTATATTGTGCAACTTCTGAATGACTGCTCGTTGTATCTAAAAAAGATATACTTGTTGTGTTTTGTAATATAGGATAAAACAATAAAGGCTTACCATAATAAGGAGATTTATTGTCATCTACATACCAGCCATATTGAACAGTTGTTAGTGTATCAGTATCTAAATCTGTTAATCTTTCATAAAGCATATGAGAGAAAGGTGTTTTAACCTTGTATATTTTACCATCTAAATTCTCTCCACTTGTGTACTCTATTTTTCCCCAAGTGTTGTTAAATAGTTGTGAATGTTTAGAAGCCAAAAATGTTTTTGTATCTCCGTGTTCAAATGTTATTTCTTTAAATGGTAAAGCAACATTAACAGAACTTTTATCTCTATCAACAAACTCAGTTATATCGTAAGAAACACCATCACTATAAAAGTCATCTAACGTTTTTACAATTACTTCATCTGTATCATTATCAACATAAGATGTTAGATTAAACATTTTAAAAATACCAGTTAAGAAATCAATACATTTTATATCTGGTATCTGTTGTGTAATAATAAAATCAAAAGCGTTTGTGTGAGAAAAAGATGCAGATGTATAAGTATTAAATGATTCTAAACCAGCCAAAAGTCTATATCCAATATCCCAAGTAACTTCTGAGAATGTAACGTTTTGAGCTGATTGTATAATAACATTATAATTACCTTGTGATGTACCTATATCGTCTTTTGTTATATCTAAATCTCCAGTAACACTACCACTATTGTAAATTTCTGTTCCGTTTAATTGTACAGAAACACTATAAGAAAAACCACTTGTTGTTCTTAGTTTTAAATCTAGCTTAGTATATCTGCTTGGAGTACCACCAACATATAAAGTAGATGTGTTTGACATTAATGTAATAGTTTGACCTACATTTGTTGCAGTCCAAGTATTAACCAAAGATTCAACTAAAGTTGCAGTTGGAGATTCTACATAACCTTTTTTTCTATGCAACCACATAAACAAATTATAGTAAGGTGTATTTGAACTATTAAAGAAATCGTTACTAAAAGATATACCATAGTTTGTTTCTATTGCTTGTATAATAGTATCTACTCTTATTGCATATTTTAAATCATCCCAAGATACTCCGTGATGATGTGATGTACCACTACCACTTTCATACCATAAATTACTCGTTCCTTCTCCGTGTGTATTAGCTTCATAATAAAGTTGTTTTGTATGTGTTATTAATGGTGCTATAATATCACTTGTTGCTGGGTTTGCTTGTAGCTTTGTTTTTACATTTGCAGCATTGTAAACTAAAGTATTTGAGTTTAAATCACTTAAAGCACCTAGTTTATCTTCTCCAAGTAAGTCTTTTAAAGTAACTGTGTTGCCAGTAAATCTAACCTTGTATGTATAAGGTACATTGTTTCTTAAATCAACACCTTCAAGTTTTATTTTACCTTTTCTAAACTTTAAATAATTTAATTCTAAGGTTGCATTTACTCTACCTCTACCATCAAAACCATTTGTAATACTATTGTTATAATAGTGTTTAAATATCTTATTGTTCTCTTTTGTTGCTGGTAGTGTGAATGTCTTTGAATAGTCTGTAAACACTTTCTGAACGTCTTTTACGTTCTGTATTGTTTGTGTTAGTACAACACTTTCATCTTCAAATAAATCTACTCTCTGACCTTCTATGTATAGTTGTATTTTTTGCATTTATCTTATGTCATTTAAAACATTGTAAGAATTATCAAACTCTATTGTGTATTCTACTAACCTATCGTTTACACTTGTTTTGTATGTAATATTACTTGTCTTTATATTTATAGGATATACTTGATTGTTTGCGTTTGTAATCCATACCTTTTCAGATAACATTAATTGTTTAAACACTTCATTGTATGATTCGTTTACAAAACCACTACTTAAAGAAACAGATTCGTTTGCTTCTATATTAAAATCTCTTTTTGTGTGATTGTAGGTATTATAAGTGTTGTTTGATGCTAGTATATTTGCTTTATAGCTTTCTCTTTTTGTAGTCATTTTCTCAACTGACTTTTTAAAGAAATACAAATCTTGCAACACTCCAAACTTGTTTATAAATGTTGTCTTGTAAGGTGTGAATTTACACTCGCTTAATTGTGTTATTTTTATAGTTGATGTTTCTGAACCAGAATCTCCAGTATATTGAATGGTTGCTTTTGCAGCTTGGTCATCAGTATAAGATGCATAAACTACTTTATCTTGTGATTGGTCTGATAAAGAAAAGGTTTCTGTATTTAAAAGACCATTATCTGAATCATAAAATCTAACTGTTACAGTTCTATCTGTTTGAATTGGTATCTTTATCTCATCTCCAGATTCTATAAACATTTCACTATTACTCATTAACAAGCCTTCATATTCAAAAGAATAGTTTGCACCATCTTCAAAATAGCCATAACTCTCAAAGGCTAAATCTGTGCTTATTGCTTGTGATAATTGTATGCCATTACCATCAAATGCAGTAAGCGTTGTTCGTACCCATTTACAAAATTGTTCAGCAGAGGATTCATAATCTCCTTCAAAAGTTATATCTAAATAGTCTCTTATAAGTTCTGATATTTCAAAAGATATTTTAGTTGTGTTTAGTATTATCTTTTTACTTAAACTATATTGAGGTGTACCACTATATCCAGTTGTTTCATTTCCAGTATAAATCTCAATATCTAAAGTAGCAGTTGCTAAGTCAGTATCTGATACAGATAAAAAGTATGGACTTCTTGTATTAATTATTCCCATTTGTTGTAAATTTTAGTAGTTCTTCAACATCTAATTTGTATGCTTCTATTATGTCTTTGTCTAAGTTTTTAAATGCTTTCTCAAATGGTTTTGTAAAAAACAAACTTGGTTTAATACCATTGTTGTAAATACTTCTTGCTATCATAAATTGTAAAGACTTTCTTGATATGAATTTACCATCTTTACCTCTTACACCTTTTAAACCTTTTCTTACAATCCATTTATCCATTTTGCTTGGAGGTGGCATTTTGTTTGTATAACTATAAGGTGTATTGTATTTCTTTTTTATACCACTTACACCCTTATCTTGAAATATACCATAATCCTCCATTAAAAAGCTCATAGAGAAACTATTTGGACTTACGTTTAAGTCATAGTCTAAACTATTATAAAGTGCCTTAGAACTATTCTTTTTACCCTTTGTTAGATTTGTTCTTGATTGTTGAATAACATACTTAGCAAATCTGTTTAGCTCTTGTTGTACGTTCTTTAACATATATCAATATCGTTGTTTACAAGTACATCAAATGTCATTGCCCAACCAGCCATCTCATTTTCAAACCTATCATAGAAAGGCTCTAAACTTGGTGTGCCATCTAATTGGTATAAGTTCTGGTGCAATGTACCACCTCTTAATACTTGTGCTAGTTTATTAAGAACTGCTAATTGTGTGTTGAGTATATCTTGTTCGTTATCGTTACCTCTAAAAATATCAACTACTGCTTCTTTCGAAACATCAACAATATCCATAGACAAAATAGATAGGTTAAAACGTAAAACATTATCTTCGTTATTTACATTATTTACTATGATGTGTGATAAAGGAAATATAGTTTGTTTACTTAAATCAATCTTTGTTATGTCTCCAGTTGTTACTGTATTTACATTTACATCTGATAGTAATTGATTCTTTATTGTTTCCGTTACTTGATAAAATCCTTTCATCTAAAATTTACTTTTAATTTGTTGTGCTTCAATCTCTGCTTTTTCTTTTGTGAATGATAAAAAGGTAAAACATTGATGTATATTTAATTTAGTGATATCTTCAAGTTTTCTAACATCTCCTCCAGCGAGACTAAAAATTGATGAGTACCATCCCCATTTTGCTCCGAAATTAGCTGCTCTTGAATAATCTCCATCTCTGCTTGATTGCTGGAATAAAGAATCGTATGCTTCGATAACTCTATCCCTAAATTGTAGAAAAAAAAAAGACTACCTATTGCTGCACCCAATGGCATAGCTTTCATTTTCTCTGAATCACTAGCAGTATATTCTTCTATATTATATTTACCAGCTTTACTTGTTACAATTGGTCTGTATAATACGTTCATTGCTATATGCATTTTCTGCCAATCAGATGCATTACCATCTAAGTCTACATACTCTCCTAAAGACATTTCATCTAAGTCTGGTATAAAACCATACTGAATACCATTTAATGTAAACTTGTCTATGTGTGTTGGTGTTTGATTTAACATCTCTGTTAAGATATCTACTATTGCTTCAACACTTGACATCTTTAATTTATAACTATCAGATAAAGGAATACCACAAAATATTTCTATCATCTTTGCATTTAAAAAGCTACCTTCTTGATTCTCTTGTGCTACTTTTAAAAACTTCTGATATTGTTCTAAAGTAATCTCGTTTAATGATGTTGGTACGTTTATTTCTATCTTCATAATTATATAATACTTTTTTGTTAATGTTTTATGAAAAAACCCTTACAATTTTCATATGCTTTTGTAAGTAGTAAATAATGTTGAGGTTTTGTTGGCTTTGCAATTCTTACTTGCTTTCCAGTTCTGTGATGTATAAAGCACTCTATAATTGCAATCATCTGTAAATTATTCATCTATCTTATAAAGTATTTACCAGCATTTGGATTCTTTAACTGAGATGATATTGCATAACGTGCTGCATCTATACAATGGTTAAAAGCATCAATTGGTTTATTAATAGTGTTACCCTCTCTGTCTTTCATCCAAGTATAAGACTGCAATTCTTTAATAAGATTCTTGCTTGTGCTTGTTACAAATATCTTGTTTTGGTTTATTAAGTTTATACCATATACAATTGAATCTTTACCCTTTGTGCAAGGTAGTATCTTATGTCTGTAACTCTTTAGCTCTGCTATTGATTTTGGCTCTGCACTATCTGCATATATTATCTCTTGTATATTGTTTTGCTTTAACAAGTTTGAGATATCTATGTTTAGTAATTTCTTTTGGTATATTACCTCGTCAAAAATATAAGCATCATTGTATTTGTATAAAGCTATTAATGTTGATGGGTCTGCACTATAGCCAAAGTCCATTCCGTAACATAATAACCTTGCTTCTTGTGGTAGTGTTATTTCTTTCCAATCTGGAATACATACACCCTCTAAACTTCCTATTTGACCAAGCCCATATACTTTCCACCAGTTACTCCAATACTCTGAATCCTTTGCTTTATCTTTTGCACTCTCTATATCTCTTACAATCGTTTCTGGTAACGCTTCATTATCTTTGTATGTTAATGTAATAAAGTCTGCATCATCGTTGCCTACAACTTCTTTATGTGCCCAGAAATTAGCAGTTGGATTAAAGTCAATCCATATATCTCCACTTGTTCTTATGCTTAATTGTGTGTATGCTTCAAAAGGTACATTGTTTGCTTCATTCACATACAATACATTTCTTCTTGCACCTCGTAGTTTATCTGGTTGTTCTACGCTAAAAAATTCTATGTAACTACCATTTGTGAATGTGTACTTTAAAGCAGACCTATTCCATTGATTATCTCTAAACCTATTGGTTGCTACCATAATTTTTAAAAAATCTTTCATTGCCCCGCGGCGCAAATGCGGTATAGATTCAGATACTACACTTGTTTCAAGCATAGGTGTTCTTATACATCTATCAATAAGTATAGGTAATATACCAAATGTTTTACCAGCTGATGTACCACCTTGAATTACCTTCTTACGTTTCTTTAACTTGTAAAGTTTCCTTATTGCAGTTGTAACTTGAAACACTAATCTAAATCAAATAAAGGTTGCTCTGATGTTATAGATATATCTTTTGTTTCTTTTGGTTTACCAGCATAATAATTATAGAACATTTGAACGTATTTAAAATTACCTTCTTCAACTCCTTTCTCAAGTGCTTTAAATGCTTTTGGCTCTAATGGAGATAATCGTTCAATCATTTGCACTTCTTCT